TATCATCATCATCAACTGGGAGTATACAAGAGTATCGCCTTCACATACTAGATGTGATCCGGACTTACTGCTCTCTGAACTCCTCGCCCGAGAAAGTATACAGATTCGAACCGTGAAACAACTGTTGCCAACTTGGCGCTTCCCCCTCTCTCAAAGGGGTCACTACCTAGTGGTGGTACGTGTTGGATCTCCAGATTCACCGAACCTTGAACCTTCATGGGGCTTTCACGTCAATCAATGACCATAGCCTCTTCCAAAGCTCAGCGCGCGGTGCGCTGAGTCGGCCCAATGCCGAAATACAATCCTACTACCCGCGCCGCAGCACTGCCGCCAAACAGCGCAGAATTTCGCAGGGTAGGACGTCGCCCTTCAGGGGGCCGACGGGATAACCAATTAATCCAGCCAAAGGCGTCTCTCCATTAAATCGTAGGTCTCCGCACAAACGACAAAGTGGTAACGACCCCGGACTGTTGGTAATTCCAAAAGTGTTGGTCAAACTGATCAGCTCAAGGTGGCTTTCGGCACACCCCACAAGCTAATCAACTCACCGAGTTCCACAAGAGGACCAATTAAAAGGATTCTCAACCGTCAACCGACGGGAAGGACCTTGTTCCGTGGGGGGGGTGGGTGGCCTAGTAAGAGATTGGACTCGTCTCTTCAACTAGGGGTTCGTCTGCCGACGTGGCGAAGGTTAGACACAGGACCTACAACCTCAGGCGTACTAGGGGGGCCAAGCCCGTTCCAGCAAGGGAGTTTTTCAATGGTTACTCTCCAAAACCCAGAGCGTGTGCGATCAACGCTATTCCGCGCTCGAACTCGGGACATGCTCAGTCGAGGATTCTCGAGAGAGAGATAGAAGAACTGGTTTCCTATCTCTCTCAAACATGTCGCGGAGTTGAGCCAACCTCTCAGGTCGGAAAACAGGTATTGGCCGCGCCACAGGAGGTGGCGGGTCAAAGGCCCTGCGTAGCTCGACAAGAGCAAAGCGCTCAGAGTCGGAACGTCCGAGGATGGAGATCGGAGGTACGGGGTCAAAGAAATCGACCACATACTCCAAATCTACGAATCCATAGACAATGCCCGACGCCGGGGGAATGGCATCATACCCTTTAAAAACCGACTGAATATTCTGACGTTTCTCAGCTGAAGTAGCTGATGCGCCCTGACAATAAAACAAGTCAGGACCCTCGTAGAAATAATCAAGCTCGGCCTTGGGTATGCGGACCGGGAAGGTCACGTTCGGCAAAACTTGCCGAAGGGTATCAAATGACGTCGCCATCAAATTGGAAACGTCATTCTCCACACAAAAACCAATGATACCTGGTGTGGAAGTGGGCTGATATGTCGTGAAATTGAATTTCAAGGCTCTGATCACAAAACGATCATAGAGATATCCATAAACCGACAAAGGGCCGGTTAACAGGATAGGATTCAATGGAATGGTATTGTCATCGAGAGCGTTTGCCCCCGCCGAGTCCGTAGTAAAAAAACTAGCGGGCCCGGAGAGGATAACGGCAAACGGCTGAGAGCCAGAAATCCGCATACCCGCGACACCCAGGAGTGGGTGATCAACAGGTTGCTCGGACTTCATCTGAGAAATATTGTTCTGAACACAGGCAAAGGAGGCTGGAGTTGCATAACTCGCCTCCCTCATGTTGAAGATCCCCCGGATACCACGAATGGCACCAGGAAGGACTCCTGCGACAGTTTCAGCGACATCTAGGGCTCCAGAGAGGAGACCCTTACGTCGGATGTTGGGACGACGTGGCCGACTCTTAC